CACCGCCAGCGCATCCTCGGTACCCCAGACCGTAGCATCGCTGTCGTGGGCATCGGCGTGCTCGGCAGACCCGAAATCACCAGAGGGGGCTGGGTCATCCTCGAAGGGCTGCACCGTGATGCGCGGCCCGGTGGCAATGAAGCCCGCCACATCGAAGCCCTCCGCCAAGGCGTCGGCGGCATCCCATCCTTCCGGTTTGGCATCGGGCGGCAACAGGATGGCGCAAGAGGTGGCACCGGCCATGAGCACAGCCTGCGAGGCAGCCTCGGCATAGCCGAATCCCGGCTTGTCCCGATCCGGCCAAATGAGCACAGCTTTGCCGGCCAGCGGTGACCAGTCGGTCTTGTCGACCGGCGCATTGGCCCCGTGCATCGCGGTGGTCGCGGGGACATTGGCCTTAATCAAGGCCTGAGCGCATTTCTCACCCTCGACCAGGATCACCTGCTCGGCAGAGGTAATCCCCGGCTGGTTGTAGAGCGGACGTGGCTCGGGCGGCGCCATCTTGCGGCGCTTGGCGTCCCAAGGGCGGAACTCCTTCCTGCCCGGTGCCGGGTCGTAGCGATAGACACAGGCAATGAGATTGCCAGAGGCATCCAGGTAGTCCCATTTGGCGGTGGCCGGCCCCAGCTCGTCGACCGGGGCTTCAGCCTTCTTGCGTTTCGGAGGATGACTGGTGACCCGCCCGACCAGTTGCCCGGCGATCTCCAACACCCGGGCGAAATCCGCCTGGGTGTCGAGTCCGTGGTGCGCGGCGATCAGATCGAAGATGTCACCGCCTTCACCCGTGGCATGGTCGTGCCAGAGTCCTGCCGTCTCGCCCTTGAGCGAGACCTCCAGGCTGTCGCCGGGGCTGCCGAGCACATCGCCGACCAGGTATTTCTGGCCACGCTTCTTGCCGGCGGGCAGCAGCGTCATCAATACCGACTCCAGGCGGGCCAGCAGATCTGTCCGGATGACATCGCGTTGTTGGTTGAGATCACCGCCCGTGGGGTTGGCCACCGGCGGCACCGAATTAAAATCAAGCATGAATCAGTCCTCCCTTTGGCGAATGGGTGTGGGCGTGACAGGTGATGGAATGCACGGGTGCGCTGCTGGCGCTGACCAGCGGCTCTGCCGGGGCCAGCGGTACCGGCACCTTTATCGGCACCTTCTGCCAGTGGGCTTTTTCATCGGCCAGGTAACCGGCCTTGCGGGCCACGAAGCGCACGAAGTCCGGATGCAGTCCAACGAGGTCGCACCAGAGCGTGAGGTCGTCCCCGAGCAGAAAGCGCCGCGCCTCCCGTCGCATCCGGCGGTTGGTCAGACTCAAGCTGTCGTGAATGGCACGGGCGAGCACGGCCACCACCAACCGGGATTCAGGGCACACGAGAAAGGTGTGACGGTTGAGCACCTTCTCGATGGCCTGCAGCCCGACCAGGGGTTTGGGTGGCGTCCAGCGCTCGACCCACACCGTCTGGGTGGCCTTGGCCGGCTTGCGCTGCTTGAAAGCTGTGCTCATGACACACCTCCCCAGCAGCGCTGCGCATACGAGCAGAACTTGCACTCGAAGTGGCTGGCCTCGGCGAAGGCGCGGGGCAAGAGCTCGCCTGCCTCGGTCGCCTGGATCACCCGCACTGCCCGGTCGGACATCTTCTGGGCGAGCGCCGCATCGAAAGGCACCAGCTCAAACCACAGCTCCTGGGTGTCCTTGTTGATGGCGGTGAAGAGCGCCGGGTTGCGGCTGATCCCTTCGACCGTGCCTTCCATGTAGGCCTGGTAGGTCGCCATCTGGGCGGCATAGACAGGTTTGGTGAACGCCACACCGGATTTGGCACAGGCCTTCCAGTGTTTGTCGGCCATGGTCTTGCACTCGAAGAGCATCGGGAACGACAGCCCCAGCTCTGGTGGTGCCGCCGTGATGATCCCGTCGACGTGGCCCTTGATTCGGCCACCCGCCACCGAGAACCCGAACTGACCACCGTTGGCTTTCTGGTTGTGCAACTCGAAGCCAGCCATGCGCAGCCAGCGCACGGCCAGGTCCTCCAGCACGTGGCCGACCTCAAATACCCGCAGGATGCGGCCGGAGAAACCCCGGCCGGGATCGACCGGCGCACCGGCGTACTCGTACTGCAGCGCCCGTTCGCAGGCCACGCCCAGTCGGGATGCACCAAGGTAGTCGCGCGGGGTCTGCTCGGCACGCTCAGCATCCAGGGCGGCATCGATGAAGCCGGTCACCCGCTCGTGGAAGGCGGGGCGGTGATTAAAGTCCAACATCACTTCGCCCTCCCACGCTGTGTGCCCTTGGCAGCCACCGGCTCCCCGGTTTCCCAAGGCAGGTCGTCCTCCAGATCCGCGAAGGGATTGGCGGGATCGAAGGCCGGTGCCGGGGTCGGCTCCAACTTCGCCACCGGCTGCGGTGCCTGCGTCTCGTAGTGCTCGATGCCCCGTACAGGCGGGGATTTCGCCTGCTGATGGTGCGCCGCCATCGCTTCCGTCCAGCCGGTGACGATGGCCTCGATCACCTGCAAGGCCTCAGCCTCGCTGTAGTGACCCAGGGGTTTGTCAAAGCCGATCTCGCCGGCGGCCTCGCCGAAGCACTTCAGGCAGGCGCGCATCGCTGCGCGCTCGAATTCGGTCGAATCAACCATGAGCACGTCCTCCTGCCGAGGGTCGGTGCGCAGCCACTGCCCGTAGAGCGCGTGAAACGCGTCCTGACAGCGGCGGCTGCAAAAGACCCAGTCCATCGGATACCGGCGCGGTTCGCCGACCTTGAAGCGGTTGTCGCTGTGGCCGAGGCCACGGGCCTGCCGGCGGCAAGCCCAACATTGGCCGGCCATTCATTGCCCTCCCTCCAGCGCACCGATGAAGAGGGTCATCTGCAGCGGCTGGCTGCCGAAGGCCGTGGCGCAGCGGGTGTCGAAGTCCCGATAGGTCATCGACGAGCGCGCGATCATGGTCACTGCGTGGATCTGCTTCTCGAGCAAGGCGAGACCACCTTCGCTGAGCCACTGGTGCGCCTTGTCGGAGAGACGTTTGCGGTTGCGGATCTCCTCAATGATTTCGCGGGGCATGATCACGTCGTACACCCAGCGCAGGGTGATCTGGCCGATCACCGCTGGCGGGTTTTGCTGATGGCCCTGGTAGTGCCAGCCGAACAGGCGAAACAGCGCCCGGTAGTAGTCGGGGCTGAAGCGCCGCGCCCAACTGGCCACCCGCTCGCGCAGCAGCCGCGAGATCAAGGCCTGCAATGCATCGGGCGCGCGGTGGTATTGGTAGCCGGTGGCCTCGTCGATCAGCGCGACTTCGCCAGACTTGGCCAGGGCCTTCAAGATGCGCTGGCAGTTGGGCACCAGGTGCTGGCGCTTGCGGTGCAGACGACCTTCGAGCGCGGCGTCGATCACGCCCGAGGCGACCTCGCTGATCACCCCAGCCGGAAAGAACGCGGTGGTCTGCCCCGAGGGCAGGCGGATGCTGCAGGCGTTCTCCCGCAAGACTTCGGCCGCACCGGGGGAGACATCCGACAGCAGCGTCTTGAGCTGGCTACCCCGGCGCGATTCGTGCAGGCCGATGGCGGTGGCCAGCTGGCGCTGGACATAGCCCCGGGTGCCGTCCTCCAGCACCACGGCTTCCACCGCCAGATCACCGAAGCGCACCACGCCGTAGTGGCTGGTCGTGAGAATAGGTGTGCTCATCATCGTCCCACCCTCCCTCACTGCGCCCAGGCGGGCTTGCCGCTGGGGACAGTGGATGGGGCTGGACGTGCGGCAGCAGCCGGGGGCGTGTAGTTCGGGGCTGCGACGGCTGCCGGTGCACCCGACTGGCCACCACCCGGATTGCTCTTTGGTGCAACGCCCATGACCAGGGCGTAGTCGCGGTGGTCCGGCTCGATGGCGGCCTTGACGGTGTTACGGTCCTCGCCGCGACCATCCTTCTCGATATCGATGCGGGCGGCGAACTCCAGGCCATCCAGATCGCCGAAACCGCTGATGCGCCGGGCGGCCTGGGCCTGGGGGCTGTTGTCAGCGGGGTGGACGTTGCGGGCGGAGTTGAGCGCGGCCCGGAGGAAGGTCCGGCCCATGTTTCCCCAGGTCGGACCCTTGGCACTGTGCAGGCCGACGTTCCACCAGATCTTGCGCTTGGCAAACGGGCCTTCCATCACCACGCCTTCGCAGGCCAGGTAGACCGCGCCAGTCTCGAAACTCTGGGTGGCCCAGCCACCGGTCCAGCCCTGTGCCGGGTCATCGAAGCCACCGGGCTTGATGGTCAGGCGCAGCTTGGCCGCCGTGTTGCGCGGGATGAGGTCGAAGGACGGCTGCTGTTCAGCGTCGTTGAAATCGTTCCAGTTGGACATGGCGGCTTACTCCTGAGATGCGTTGGTGGTCGGGAAAGCGGTGGCCTGCATGGCGGGCGCAGCGACGGCATCGCGGCCGAGGCACTTGGCGATGAGCTTTCCGAGGTGTGGTTCTTCGATGGAATCGAGCCGACCGCTGCGGTCCTTGCTCGGGAAGCCCCAGGTGTTGTCTGCGCCGGTAACGAAGGCGCGGTAGGGGGTGCCGTCATCGGCCTTGAGGATGGCCAGCGTGATGACCTCATCGAGCACGCCAGGCAACTCGGCCGAGGTCTTGGCGCCTTCGAGTTGCAACTGGTAGATGCGGCGATTGAAGTCGTCGAGCTTCTCTTCGAGGATGCAGACGTAGATGACGTGCTTGTCCCGCACGTGCTGCAGGTGGGTGAGCGCGCCGATCATCTCGGTGCCCAAGAGGCCATAGGCACCCCGGGTGTCGGGCTTGCCGGTTTTTTCGCTGAAGGCCGCCGGCTGGGTTTTGCACCAGGCCAGGCACATCCGCGAGAGCACGGTCAGGCTGTCGACAAAATAGGTGTCGTACTTGGCCAGCTGCGCCGGGTCGCCATACTTCTGGCAGACGTGATCGAAGTGGGCCTGCGAGAAGGCCTGCTCCGGCGATGCGCTCGGGCTCGGCCCGGCGAGAAACACCACCAGGTCCTTGAACTCCGGCCAGGTGCGCGGGCGCAGGGTGTCGCCGGCCCAGTCGAGGATGGACAGGTCGCCCGCCTCGGTATCCACCAGCAAAGTGCTGGCGGCGTTCAGGGTGCGGATCTGGGAGGTTTTGCCGGCACCGGGTACGCCCACGAGGGCGACCTTGGCGCAGCGTTTTTCGGAGAGGCGCTGGTCAGCGCTGATGATTGGGAGTGTCATCACTTGCCCTCCCCGATGAGTGCCAGACGGAAGGCCGGCTTGGCGGGTTTGAGGGTGCGGGCGGCCTCGAAGGGACGGCGCAGGGTTTCTGGCCAGGCGGCGAACTTGCGTTCGGAGACCGAATACTTCACGTCGATGTATTCGGCTGGGTCGTCGCCATTGCTGGCGATGCGCTGTGCGATGGCGGCCAGTTCCTGCTGATCCCAGGCGACCGACTTCTTGATCTCGACGGTGATGGAGAGCATCCCGTCGCTCAGGTGCGTGGTGCCAGTGTCTTTTCCAGCGTCGAGCAGTTGCGCGCGGGCGGCGTCGCCGTAGAGGTCATCGAGTGCAGCAGTCAGCTGCTCGCGGGCGTGACCGATGCCACGATCCATTTCGGCGAGCAGAACGGAGAGTTCCTGGAGTGCCGGCTTGGGCAGCGCCTTGATGCGCTCGCGCGTCAGGTCTTCGAGTTGGAGGGGGAGACTGCCGATGTCGAGGACGGGGGCAGTCGGTTGCTGGGTAGCCGCGAGGGCCGAAGAATGGGTTTGCATTTCGCAACTCCTTGGTGGTTAAGGAGTTACCTATTCTTCGCACGGCTTGGCAGACGTTTAGCCCATGGTTTGGCAGATGATTTGGCAAAGATGCTTATTCGCGCCGCAGCCGATACCTTCCTCGCGTGACGGTCTCGATGAAAAGCTCGCGCCGCTCCTTGCCACCCATGGCCTTGTCGATTGTGGGAGCCACGGAGCCAGAGCGCCCTTTGACCTCGGCGGTCCACGACAGCGGAGCACCATCTCGCGCCTTCCAGAAGAGCTCGATGATCTTGGCTTGAATGCCCTCGAACATCACCGGCGTCTCCAGATGCTTGAGCTGCAATCGGCCCGTCTTGGCATCGAACCATTCCTCAGGCTCGTCGGCCGGGTCTGCAGGCAGCCCGACCAGAATCCGCTCCAGCACCGGCAGATCGAACTGCTCCACACTGTCCTCCTCGATCAGCAGATCGGTCACGGCACGCAGCTGGTGGCCGTTGGGCAAAGCAATCTTCGGATCGGTCAGCGCCAGCACCACACCGCCGCTGCCGAACGCGGGGTCGGACAAGGCTGAGGTGATCTGCTCAGCTGACGCGTTCTTGAGCCGTCGCCCGAAGAAAATCGGCGCAAAGGCGTGGCGATTGCCGACCCGGATATCGCCCAAGTACCAGAGGTGATGCTCGACCAGGCAACGCCGGCGTCCGGCAAACCGGGGCTCGATGCCCAGCAGGGTGGCGAGGTGGTCGAAGAAGGGCTCGCGCTGGAAGCGGTAGCGGGTGACATCGGACAACGGACGATTCAGGATCACCGTGCGCCGGAATGGGTGTGGATAGGTGTAACGGCCAGCGGCTTCGTCGACCGTGACCTCGACCTCCTCGAAGATGTCGTCCATCACCTCGACATCGATATGGCTGAAGTAACCAATGGCGGCGATCCAACCCTTGTCCAGCAGTACGCGACCAAAGCTCCGCAGCTCGCTGCCGAACAGCGTGCTGTCCATGGTGTTCAGCCGATCCAGCCGTTGCAGCGTTTCTGTCAGCATCGGCGGCCTCCTCAAAACTCAGTGACGATGTGCCAGCGTTTCAAGAGGCGCATCACCAGCTGGCGCTCATCCTCGGTCTTGGCGTTGTCGTTCAGGCCGTTGGGCGCGGTGATCTGCACCGTGATGTTGTGGGCGCGGCGGTCCTTCTGTTTGGCCATGCGCAGCACGAGTTTCACCTGGCACAGCGTCCATTGGCTGAGGTTGTCCAAGCCGTAGTCCTCGTAGGCCACGGTATAGACGTTGCGGCGGTCACGCCGGTCGCGGCGCACGGTTAGGTCGCTGGCGAGGTGATGGGTGCCGTTTTCGTCCTCCTGATCGAACGGCTTGGCCACCTTGATCAGGTTGATGCTGATGCGCTCGATGCCATCGCCGGGTTCGGGCTTGATGAGGTTGAACACCTCGGCACTGCCGAACGCCTTCAGGCTGAATTCGCGCAGCGGCATTTCGGCAATCTCTGTGTCGCAGGCCAGCACCACGTCACGCAGCGCCTTGGCGAGTTCTTGGCGGGCGTTGCGGTCGTCGCAGAACACCGACAGCGCCCCGGAGCTCGGCTCGTAGGAGAAGGTGATGCGCTGCAGGGCCTGATCGTGCCGCGTGGTGACCTCACCATCGACGATCTTGTCCCAGTGGGTTTCCTTGCCGTTGAAGCCGACCACGATGGTGTGCAGCCAGACCGGTGCCGAGTCGTCCTCGCCCCCACGGTCCTCAGCCTGGGTCAGATCGCGGCGTTGGAAATGCTCGATGACCACATCGTGCAGCGGTACTTGCGGGTAGATAGCGGCGATGGCCGTCTTGAGCTTGTCCTTCAACGTGTCGTCCAGGGCGATATCCACCGCCTTCGGCCCCCGGAAGTGGCTGGCGTAGGCCTCGGACTTCCACTGCTTGTTCTGCTGGCGGGTGGTTTCGGCCTGCTCGAAGCGGCGGTCACGGTCGTCCGCCAGCCGACACAGATACAGGTAGAGTGCGCGGCCATACTTGTCACCGGCATCTGCAACCGCTTGCTGCTCGGCTTCGTCGTTCTCGCTCAGCAACGATTTGACGGCCTCGCATCCGAAGTCATCCGACAGCAGCAAGATGCGCTGGGCGGCTTCCTCAAGCCGCTGACGGATGGCACCGGACAGGCTCGCGACCACAGTGAAGAGGCTCTGCTTGTAGCTGGCGCAAACCTTGTGGTCCCACTCGATGGCGGGCAGTTCCTCTGGATGCAGGTGCTGCAGCCATTGCGCCACCAGCGCGCGGTGCTTGATCTTGCGCACCAGCGTCACATAGTGGCCCATATCGGGCAGAATCTCCGGCCCGCCATCGGTGGCCCGTGGCTTGCGCGGCTTGCCGCCACCCGTAGCAGTGACCTCGGCGGCGAGGGCCGCCGGATCTGACTCGCGGTTATCCATCACGTCGACTTCTGCCATTCTTGTTCTCCTTTACGAGTGGCGGGTTGTTATACGATTGCGCGATTTGTTAATCGCAGACTTCAAAAAATGCCGGCACCAGGCCGGCGTCTTGCGCATCTGATCAGTGACTCATCCTTGTCCTTTTCCAGGCAACAGCCCGTATCGCTCCATCCGCACCCGGATGAACTTCGGGTTCACGCCGAAGGTCGCAGCCAGTTCGCGCTGAAGGTTTTCCATACCAACCAAACCGAAGGTGCCTCGCTCGACCAAACGCGGTGTAGCGGCGTGCAGTTCGTCGGACAGGCCGCCATCGCGGTCAATGCCGACATCAAAGTCCGGCGCGCGGGCCACGGCCAGTTCGATCAGCCGGTCACGCGGCACCAGCAGCGAGCCCATGAACTCGTTGGCACGGAACTCAGCGATGCGGATCTCTTTTTCGAGGGCGGTGTTCTGCGGCAGGGCCGTTGCACCCAGGTGCTCGGCATCCGGCGTGGCTGTCCGGTAGGCGCGGCGTTGGCTGGTGTCCGGTTCGTCGAACAAGCCCGGCCCCTGCTTGGCAGCGATCAGCCAGGCCGGCGCGTCAAAGATGGCGTGGCCCAGTTCGTGGGCAAAGGTGGACAGCGCCAGCTCGGGGGTGAGTTGCTCACCGACTGGGGAGACCAGCACGGAAACGGCATCCTCACCGCAGTCTGGGTCGAACTCGCACAGGCCCAATACGGGCAGACCATCTTCGTCGGTGACCGGATGTTCCAGGCTCACCCACAACTGGTACGGCAAGCCGTTGATGGTCAGGTCGGAGATCGCCGCCAACTGCTCCAGCGTCAGCGCATCCGCGCCAGGAGACAAAAGCTGTGCTCTGGCCTCACGGGCCACCGTTTCGATGGCGGGCTTGTTCAGGTAGCGTGGCTTGCGAAGGGAGCAATGGTCATACCGCAGGGAAAGCGCTGGCATTCGTCACCGCCTTAACCCAGGTTTTTGCGGTACAGGCGAACGACTGTGCTGACGTCCTTCTGCATATCGGGGGGCAAGCGGCTGGCCTCGATGAAGGCCTCGTCGGGGTTGAGCCCCAGCGCCTCAGCGGCCTTGGTGATCAGCTCGTCCTTGGGCGCCTTCTCCAGCTCGCGCTCAATGCGCGACCAGTAGGCCGGTGAAATCCCTAAGCTGCGGGCGAACTCGTTCATCGGCACGCCTGCCTGCTCGCGTTTTTCTCGAATGAAGGTGCCGAAGCCCAT